CCTCAAAAATGCTCACAACAAATTGAATTTCAATAATTTCAAAGTACTCTTATGATTTTTTAGTGGACACTAATGATAAAGAATTACAATAAATGAAACCAAGGATATTTATAGGATCTTCTACAGAGGGATTAGCTGTTGCTCAAAGAATTAAAACATTTTTTGAGCCAGAGTATGATTGTTATATTTGGAATGACGGTATATTTCAATTTAATGAAGGCTTTTTGGAAACCTTACTTAAGTCTGCAAGTTTGTTTGACTTTGGTTTTATGATATTTGCCGCTGACGATATTAGCAGAATCCGAAATCAAGAATATAATACAGCAAGAGATAATGTGCTTTTTGAATATGGACTCTTTTTGGGAAGAGTTGGAATTGACAGAGCCTATATCATTAAAGAAGATACGGTTAAAATTCCATCTGATATATTAGGTGTTACATTATTATCTTACACGACAACTTCTAACCCAGATGGGATCAAAATACCAAATCAGGACTTTGAAATGCAACTGTCAAATCTTAAAAAGAAAATTGATGAAAAAGTTGCCTTAGGACACCTGGGGCTTTTGCCTTCTACTGTTATAGCAATTTCTTATTTTGAAAATTTCATCAAATTGTTGGCAGATGAGATAATTAGACAAGGTGATAAAATTCAAATTGGGGATAAAGTATACAAATCCGCGAAGATTAGAATTGTTATTCCAAGGACTCTTGATGCTGATATGAAAAGGCAAGCAACAATATATTTCCGAAAAATACATTTTGAATCATGCCCAATCACAACTGTTCACCGTAGTTATCCGATTTATGTCGAATCCACCTCTGAAGGTAATGTTAAGGATGAAGCAATTATTGCAGACATGCCAACTATCCTGAGTGGTATTGACAAGGCAATTGACATGTATTTCAGAGTAGGCCATATTGGTAAAACACAAGAACAACAACTTACAGAAGAAAGAGAATTGAATAACTTCACACGTGTTTTGAGTCTTCTAATTTCACAAGAAGCCTTTTGCAGAGAAATTGTTGAAATTGTAGATGATGATAACCAACCGATATAGCCATCGTAGCATTTTATGCCAAAGAATATAGAAATACGAAATAGTACAGCTGAGTTCCTCATCTTCATGCTTGAAGGCAAGGAGGATGGGATTCAGGTGATGTATAAGAATGAGACCATTTGGGCTACCCAAAAGGCTATGGCGCAGCTTTTTGATTGCTCTACTGACAATATTGGACTGCACTTAAAAAATATATTTGCATCCGGGGAACTTGTCAAAGGTTCAGTTACCGAGAAAAACTCGGCAACTGCCGCAGACGGGAAGAATTATCAAACGATGTTCTATAATCTTGATGCCATTATCAGTGTTGGATATAGAGTCAATTCTGTTCGTGCCACCCAGTTCCGACAGTGGTGTACGTTTGTGCTTCGTCAGTTTGCTATCCGTGGTTATGTGCTTGATCACAAGAGAATGGAGAACGGGGCTTTCTTAGGTGTAGATTACTTTGAACATTTGCTTGCCGAAATAAGGGAGATCAGGCTGAGTGAACGTCGTTTTTATCAGAAACTGACCGACATTTATGCTACGGCAATAGACTATAACAAGGATGCTCCGAGAACACGTCTTTTCTTCAAGAAGGTACAGAACAAAATGCACTATGCTGTGCATGGACATACCGCTGCGGAACTGATTGTAGAACGGGCCAATGCAGATAAAGAACACATGGGATTGACCACATGGGAGAATGCTCCGAATGGAAAAATTGTCAAAACTGACGTGTCTGTAGCAAAGAACTATTTGCGAGAGAAAGAATTGGATGAAATGGGCAGAATGGTCAATGCATTCCTTGATATGGCAGAAAGTATGGCTAAGCGTCATATCCCTATGACAATGGAAGATTGGGCAAAGCGAATAGACAAATTCATTAATTTATTTGATGGCTCGATATTACAGGATAGCGGAAAAGTTTCTGCCGAATATGCCAAAGAGTTTGCTGAATCTGAGTTTGAAAAATACAGAGTCATTCAAGACCGTCTTTTCCAATCTGATTTTGATAGATTTGAGGATAATAGCCTTCCTCCATTGGATGTGGAATAATTATGATGCCATATGGAGGTTGGCTAAATCAGCCTTGGAGATGTGGCAAATTCGTTTCGCTTAACTGATAGGAGTTGGTGGCAACTAAAAGTCAAAAACGATTCCTAAAAGGGTTCGTAAAAGAGCAAAAAAACAGTTCCTGAAAGACGGAAATAAGTTCCTAAAGGTGATGAAGTGTTCCTGAAAGAAACTGCTGAGTTCACAAAAGAGTTCATAAAAGAACCAGTAGGGTTCATAAAAGAGTTCGTAAAAGAACTACTGAAATACGCTTGTCTATGGTAGCTGTCAAACAGAGCCTACAAAGATGTTGGACAACACTTCAAAATACGATGCATATGGAGTAAAAACGAACTCCATAATCGCTATAAAGCTCAATCCTGCTTGCTGGAGATTGGCAACATCTCACGAGCGATTTATCGCTTGGGGTATTGAGTTACCCTAACTCAATAAGGTTTGTATAATGGGCAAGCCCTAGATGCATTTAAGTAGGCGAAATTCGTATTTTGTCGAGAAAGTAATACCAGAGCTGGCAAAAAGAAAAAATGTCCAAATAACGCCTTTTTCTCATCAATCAGCTTGCTGAAGGATTTGGCAATCTCAAACGACCGATTGGTTGCTTGGGGGATTAGGCTACCCATATAAGATAATGTCCGTACAACGGGCAAGCCCAATCAATGGCAGCGACCAGTTCCGTGAATTATCATGAAACCAGTCGTTGCGCTTGAACTTTGACTTATCCCGAATAGACACTTTTAGAATAAAGTCAAGTGGGGGATTAGTAGTGGTAATCCGGCATGAACCGATAAATGCCACGGTTTTCCTGAACCACCATCCGTTTGTTCGTGAGGAACTTAATCAGCTCTACAATCTTGTTGTGATTCAATTTCGTTCCTGCCAGTTCGTAGGCAGTGGTCAGTTCTTCTTCCAGAGCCTTATATCCCGAAATAGTCTCTTTTCCGTCAAAAGCAAGTTCGAGAGCCTTGCGGTGGACGGCTTCATGGATGTCTTTATAAGGGGAGAACGGTTCCTGCTTGGGACGACCTGCGCTCTTCTTTGTCGGCACATAGTCCGGCAGAAGTTCGGGAAGTGATTGGTCATTGATGCAAAAGGCAAATGGCAGAAAGTCTTTGGAACGGGTATGCACACTTTCCACTTTGCTGATGTTACTGTCGTCCTTGTCTTTCTCAATTTGAATGACCGTTTCTGCCTTGTTGTTGATTTCCGTACCAATGTGCCCTCGTGCGTTTTCATCGCTTTTGTTCTGGTGAAGGATGGTATGAAGATGAATCTGGTGCTCGTCAGTCCACTGCATAAGTTTGGATATTACACATGTGGCTTCACTCGGAGAATTGATGTCATAAACCAGGTCGCGTATTCCGTCAATCACCACGAGGCCGAGACCCTCAATCTGACTGATGGCATCGTCTATGATAGCCAAACGCTCCTTGGGATTGAACTTGCGTAGAGCGAGAAAATAGAAACGGCCGCAATCCTCATTGGCCGGCAACTCTGCCAGTTTCATGATACGATGCATCACAATCATACAATGGTTCTGACTCTGCTCTGTGTCAATGTAAAGGATGCGGTCCTTTCCTTCTGGGAAGTCCGTTGTGTAGTTAAGGACTTCCTTTCCGGACAAAGCAGCTGCCACCATAGCGGAAACATTGAAAGTCTTTTTGCTTTTTGCCTTGCCAATGGATGCACTGAAATTTCCCAATGTCCCGACAGGCACTCCGCCTATTTTCAGAACTTCCGGCTCCTGTTTGTACTCCTTTCCCAAGCTGAGCATGGTATCTTGCCATCTTGTAGCGACCTGAGCAAGATCTTCAATGGGTGTTGCTGTTTCCATACTCACCAGTTTTTAGGGTTAGGCTTGCGATGATGTGAGGAATACATCGCTTCGTTTTCTTCCTCATAGGTGAGAGGTACTGACGTTTTGCGTGATGCTTCCAGCCATTTGTCGAGCTCGTCACGATAGATATAAAGGTGCTTTCCTTGCTTGATTACCGGAATGCTGTCCTTCTTTATCTTGTAATAAAAGGTGGAGACCGGCATTTTCAGATATGCACAGGCTTCCTGTACCGTCATAGGTACGTGCAGATTCTCCTTTGGTTCACTTTGACGGTTAAGAGTGTCTCTAAGCAAATTTTCCATACTTGCGATTCGCTCGCATAGTTCGCCTACCACTTTCGGCAGGTCGTTAAAAGTTAACTCAGTTGCAGTCATATTATCAAAAATTTAAATTAATATGCTGCAAACCAACAGAATGAAATCTTGCAGAAATTCGTCAGCCAGGAGAATGATTACCGTCTGCACGGTTTAATTCTCAAGTATTGTTATGAAAACGGAAATCCCCTTTGTCCGGCACGTCAATAGGGATGTCGCATTGGGCATTAACACGCAAATTGGCTTCCAGATATTCTATATCAGCGTTTCGCAATTCGTATGGGAAAGATAATTTGATGAATACAGCCCTGTCGCGACGGGAGACTCCAAGCCGTTCTCCGATATTCCAAGCCAAATGTCTTAAAGAGGGAGAACTGAGCTTCGCTTCTTTCGTTGAATGGATTGGCTGGCAGTCTGTCACCCGATTTTCGGCAAGACACTCGATATTGTGGAATAACGTGCTGATATTCTCCTTTGACAGATATTTCGAGGCCTTTTCCACCACATATTCACGGATGGCTATCATGGTATCCCTTTTCCGCTTCACCTCTTTCAGCTGCTCTTCCACGAGAATACTCTCGTATTTTTCCAAACTGTCAGGCATTTGTTCCAGTATAACCGGTTGAGTTTCTGTTATAGAATTGTTTAAGATAACCTTTTGCGAACAATTACTTTGTACGTGCTCATTTATAGCACTATTTGAAATACTCTTATAAAGTCCTGCCATTACTTTGCGGAATACGGCAAAGGTCAAAATGAGCATTACCAAAGAAATAATAAAAATGGTGGCATCAAACAGGATGTAGTGATTGAACTTTTCACCAAGATTGTATGCAGTGAGTGCCGAGAGTGAAACGATTACCACACATACCAGACTACTGATGTCCGCTGTTTTCTGAACCTGTACATTATTCTCCATATAGTTGTGATTGTTTACAGTTCTATGCCACAAAGTTCAGCACTAATTTCCATATAACCATAAATACTAATGGTTGTTGGACAGATATTTATAAATAATTATGGTTAGAATATGAATCATACTCAGAAATCATACTCTAACCATATAAAAAACGGTATTTATGCCCGTTAGCTCTTACGAATCAGGGAGATTTTATTGCTGGCTTTTCGCTTGTTGCTATCCACTACTTTCATGTATCGTTGGGTAGTGGTGATGCTCTTGTGCGCCATGATACTTTGAATGGTCCGGATGTCAGTTCCGGCAGCAGCCTGCAAAGTGGCAAATGTTCTCCGGTACGAGTGGAACGTGATGTTTTTGGTGATACCGGCAGTTCGAATCCACTCTTTCATGGGGTATTGCGTCCAGCATCTTTTCAATCCTTTGAATACCAGCCCTGTCTTTTCCGGGGAATAGCCGATTAATTGCAAGGCTTCATCACTGATGGGGATAATATCTTCTGTCTTTGTCTTTTGAGTGACAGTATATACGCATTTGCCTCCGGCTGCAAAGTCAACGATTTCTTCCCACCGCAATGTGAGAATATCGCTTATTCTCAAACTTGTCAGGCAAGAGAACAACGAGGCGGTTTTCAGAACCGGTATCTTGCAGGGCGTTTCTGCCAATCTGTACAGTTCTTCTACGCTGAGATAGTCTTTGACCACATCTTCCGGTTCTATTTTCTCCAAGAAATCGTTTACATTGGAATGAATCAGTTTATTGCGATAGAGTATTTTGAGGAATCCTCTGAATGTGGACCAATAGCCCACGGCTGAATTGCGTGATATGGGATGCTTCGGACGTCTCAGTTGCTTCGCATTGAGCAGATACTCCCTGAACTTGTTGCATAAGTCCACATCAATCTCCTCGAATGAGCATTTACCACCCACGAAATTGCAGAAATGCAGATAGACAAACTCCCATTTCTGGTCGTGTTTGCGGAGTGTCTTTTTATAATAGGCAAGGAAATCTCCTTTCATCTTGCTCTTGTCAAAGAAATCATACCGTTCATTGACGATGGATTCAAAACGTCGGCATCGGATGGCTTCCGCCTTCTCCGACATGACGGCATTGAAGTTCTGTTCCCGTTGGTTCTTTGGATTGGCATAGATGTAGATGCCCAAAGATTCATGACGGATTACCTTCATACTCTCTTTGTCGCGATAACCGGGATAATAATCCAGATAGAACGACAACATGTTTTTCTTTAGAGGTCTTGTCCTCAATGTTACAGTTTTACATTCGTGCATAATGATAAATATTATATTTGGTGAATAATCTGTTGCAAACCAATACAATGAAACAATGCTGATGACTGCCATTGCTGAAAATGATTCTTGTCTGTGCGGAATAATTCTCAGATGCCGGATTTTTCAGCCATAACCTTGTCAAAATCCTCTTTCAGCAGGAACATCGACTTGCCGTGGTGCATCTTCCGTATGCTGTTGTATCTCGCATAATTGTAGACATCATCCCTGCGAATGCCGTATTTTTCCATCGCTTCGGTTACGCTGTAATACTTTTCCCGTTGGTCAAAGCCACCGTTTTTGATGATGTCGATATGGCCTTTGGAATATTGGACTTTGCCATAAACGACACGGGAGGGGATTTTATGGCGATGCACAAACGAACATCGGGCATCTTTGCTCATGCCGTAGATTTCTTCCATTTGCTCCGCACCAATCCATTCCTTGATATTGTCAGCCGCTTTGTATTTGGCGAAGAATCGGTCAACTGACAGTTGTTCGTAATAGTTGAACCCACCATGACTGATTTTAGGAATGTCGTTTTCACGGCACAGCTTGCAAATGGTTTTCCTGTTCATCTGATAGGTCGTTGCAATTTGCTCGGATGAGTAATAGCCTTCGGGGATTACAAAAGTCTCTTTCGGCCGGTCGCTTTTCTTTTCCCGTTTCTTGGGTGTATATGTTCCATCACGATGCTCAATATAGACTTTGTCAAACTCCGAACGCAGCACCATTGTCCGGCTACCTTGCTTGAATCGCTTGATGTCGTACTTGTTGACATAGTAGCTGATATTAATCTTGGTAAGTCCGTATTTCTTGGTGATTTCATCGTAGGTATAATAGTCGGGATTCAGCTTCTCCTGCTTTTCCTTAATCGCGTCTATATGGGCACGGGAATAATACACCTCGTGATGGCGGTTGATTCGGGGGATATTGTGCCGCATGGCAAAGGTGACAACTGCATTACGGCTCATACCGTATTTGTCCATAACCTGCTCCGGAGTATAGTAACTCGCTGGATTGATTTCCTCTGCAAGGTCTGCAAAATACTTATCTATAAGACTGCGGTTGTAAAATACCCGATTGCCCTCCTCAATCTTCGGAATGTTATACAGCTTGCATCTGCGGTAGAGGGTTTTCTTCTGGATTTGGTATTTCTCCAATACCTCATTCGTGGTGTAATAGAGTGCAGTCTGCTTCCGTCCATAGCTGCGCTTCTTGTAGTCGGGTGTGTTGTCGAACATCTTTTCAATGTCCGACTTGCGGATGATGGTACGTCCACGAAGTTGTAAGGCCCGGATGATTCCGACAGCCATGTGACGGTAGATGGTCGCACGGCTGATACCTAAAAGGGTTGCGGTTTCGGCAGGGGAGAGGTACAACTTGCTCCCCACGATACCGACTTCCTGCATAGGCTGCTCATTTTGCCGTTCCTCGTATTCCTGTAACCTCTGCTTCCGCTTCTTCTCTTTGTACGCTTTTTCATTGCACGATTTGCTGCAATAGCGTGTTACCATCGTGTGTGCTATAAATGGTTTGCCGCACCACTGGCATTTTCTCTGGATTTCCATATATTAGTCGCCTTTAATTTCGCCTATTCTGTCTCAATGTGTCTCACAATTTCTCACAGCGTCTCACACTGTGTCTTCTATAGCGGTTTTACACATTCTCATAGCGTCTCACATCGTGCCTAAGATGTCGCTATGATGAGTGCGAAGTGTCCGCTTATTTGTTCGGCGGTAGAATTATGGTACAAAATGATGCTGGAAATCCGCAACCAGTCAGAATTGGCTGAAAACCACATAAAAAGAAAAGCCGCTGGCTATCAGCGACTTTCTTCTAATTGGCTATGGTTGTTTATGGCTGCTTACAAGCCATCATTTCCCGATGCAAAAAGTTTATACTCGGTGTTTATCTGTCTGACCACACGGTTGTGAATGACCTGATAGTAGAGTGTGCCCTCCTTACCGTTTACGGTAGATGGACGGAACTTGACCTTTACTGATGCCATATCAGTCGGATTTTGATTGCTCCCACTTAGCGTACATCTCCCTTGAAAGTTCCACAATCTCCCTGCTCAACTTCACAAGATCAATGGTACAACTCTCCAGTTTGTAAAGCAACGCCATCGCCTTCTTCTCCGAAAAATGGCAGCGTAGCTCTTTGACTACCTGATTGTAGTTCGTACCAATGGCACGGAACTGGGCGTGAAAGTCCGACAGTTTAGTCGTGTAGTCCACCATCGTCTTGTCCACCTTCAGTACCTTGAACTTCTGCCCGAAGAAGTGTGCCTTGAGAAAGACGGCTTTAGCGTACACCTCTGATTCCTCGTACATCGTGAGAAACTTGTTCCATTCCTCATCATCGAAGCGCACCATCACGCAGTGTGTCTTCGGGTTCAACTTGGGATTTCTCCCGTACTTGCTCTTCTTTTTCATTCTTCTTATTCTTTTAGTTTAATGATTCATTCATAGTCTAATCTCCGATTAATGAACCCCGAAATTATCCGACTGCGGAGGATAATTCAGCCCACGGCGGTGCAAGGATTTTCAGTCCCATAATTATATTTTTGAATAATTATGTGTTGTTTGAATTTTTATATGAAAATCAATGTTTTAAGCTTCCAAATGTGGCGATTTTATTTTGTTTATTTTTATCTATTTTTGTTTGTTTTTGTATTTTTGTGTCGAAATTGTGTGTTGAAATAATAATTATCCTATCAAATGAACTATTCAAAAGACGGAATAACAGTTGCGCCCATAATAGATACGAGTCATCCGAAAAAGAACGGAAAGTGCCCCGTAAAAATTCGTGTAACCTATCGCCGGGATCGTCGCTATTATCCGACGGGCAAAGACCTTACCTTGGATGAGTGGGAAGGTCTGACTACAACGAAGGTTCGCGCCCTTGTGGCCGTTCGTAAAGATATAGAAAGCAGTTACCAAATTGTTCGTGGGGTTGTTGAGGAATTGGCACGCGACGGTATTTTTTCATTCGATAGCCTCAACAAGCGATTGAAACGTTCGGGGGTTGATACTCTTAACCGTGCATTTGCGGCTAAAATAGCGGAATTAAAAGAGCAGGATCGTATCGGGTCAATGCTGGTTTATAATGTTGTTATACAGGGATTGGAGCGGTTTGCCGGGGATCGTATTGCTCTTGAATCTATAACGGTGGATTGGGTAAGACGTTATGAGCGCTTTCTACTCGGAGAAGGTAAGAGCCGTACAACGATCGGAATACACATGCGCCATTTACGAGCCATATTGAACGATGCTTGTCGATGCGATGCGATTAAACCCGCGCAATACCCGTTCGGCCGAGGGAAATATGAAATACAGGCCGGTGAGGGCCGTAAATTGGCTTTAACGCTGGAGCAGATCGGGCAGATCGCCCGCTATGAGGATGGGAACGAAGCAACGGCCAAATACCGGGATTATTGGCTGTTCCTCTACTTGTGTAACGGGATCAACGTCGCCGATTTCGTGAAATTGCGGTATCGTGATATTGTGGACGGTGAAATCTGTTTCGTGCGTCAAAAGACCGAGCGCACGACTAAGACCCGTAAGGAAATCCGGGTCGCGGTAGTTCCCCAGATGCAAGCTATTATCGACCGCTGGGGTAATACTCCAGCACCGAATAACTTTATTTTCCCAATTCTCGACGGGTCGGAGGATGCGGTGCAGAGCCACGCTAAAACAATAGCCGCTACCGGGTTAATCAATAAACGGATGCGGATGATCGGGGAGCAGCTCGAAATTGGGAACATATCGACCTATACGGCGCGTCATTCGTTCGCTACGGTGTTGAAGCGTGCCGGGGCGAATATCGCCTACATATCGGAAAGCCTCGGCCACCAAGATCTGAAGACGACGGAAAACTACCTTGCCAGCTTCGAGCGAGAGGAACGAGAGAAAAATGCTGCATTACTGACGAATTTTTAATACGATTATTTGCATAATGCGCCGCAGTGCAGTACCTTTGTCATATCGTGTTATTTTAGTTGGAATGATCGGCGGGGCACATCTTATTTCCGTCGGTCATTCCGTTTTTACTGCATTTCTCCTCTTGGATGTGGTGAATAGCAACAACCTCACGCCTAACCGACGCACTATTTCGCCGGACAAAGGGTGTTTCATTTTGGAACAGTGCTTACAGTGACGGAGAGAATGTCCGCCAAATGGACGATGAAACCTGGTGTTAATAGATTTTGCCTTTCCTGTTTCACCTTGCGAACGATGCTATTCTTGCTTTTGTAGTTTATAGGCGTGCACGATGCCTCATACTTTGCCTCAACTCCTTATGCAACACCTTGCAACTTATTCCCTACGTACTGCGCTTTTGCCAAGAGTTATACGGCATCGCGATTGATGAACAGCGAATCATTGAAGTGTTTTTTGTTTTCCCCTATGAAATACGGCAAATTCTTCGCCTTTTCGATTCTTTCGGTGTTGTCCTCGACCCATCGTTTGAAGTTGTCGGGCACATCCTTGACCTCATTCAGCGGTTCCTCCCAAAAATCCCTATCCGTGCCCTCGTTGGCTATAATTGGCACTGCATAGCACTTGCAGTTCGGGTGCCACCCGATGAATTTGAAAGATTTCGGATATTTTCCCTCCATTGCGTCACATATTTCCAGCGGCGCACGCCCTTTTTTGAAGCGCGGATACCAGAACTTTGCCAGCCACTGTACGTGCGATTTTGATGTTTTTACCTCATATCCGACAATAAAATCAAGTTGTTGCCAGCGGATACTGTCGGCTTCACGATAAGCGCTGTTTATTTCGGTGCGAGCCATACGCATAGCATTCTGATAAGATGACCGGTAAACGCCTTGCCCAGGGTGATAAGCCTGCGCCACTTTCGACAGGGTAAGATTGCCGAACGCATTTCGGACACGTCGAAATAGTTTGTCCGGCTCATTCAGATAGACGCGTACATCACGGCTTATATCGGCAGCGCTTCGGCCTTCGCTGATACCTATAGATAAGGATAATTCTATGTGCCGTTCGAACTGCTTGGCGATACTCCAAACTCTTTCGGATAAATTATGCCCGTAAGTTGTTCTACGTTGAAATGCCTCAAGTGCACCGAGATTGTGAAGCATCCATCCTTTTTTCGGATTGTCGAATAGTTGTTTTACCCATGAATCGTTCTTGTCGTTGGCAAAAAACCATTCCGAAGTGATCCCCGCTGTAATTATAGTGGACAACTTATTTCGGAATGAAGATAACGAGGCATCGGCTTGTTTACTACGGCTTTTGTTTGATGAGAAGGCGAACAATCGCCCCGTATTGGGTTGATATTTATATCCCATTCCCAGTCGAATCAATTCATCCGAGGCCACATCATACAAAGCCTCTATCTGTCGTAGATATTCTTCGACATGCGTTTTGTGCTGTTGCTCCCATTGGGCGGCTTTCAAATTCAATCCGGGCATCGTTTCGAATTAGAATGTTGGCTCTATAATATTGTTCATAGATGCCTCTGCCTTCGCTTGCTTTATTCGCTCGATTTCAGCGGTAACATCATCGGCCGTTCCCATTAGTTCAACGCCCTTTTCCAGCGACATAACGCCATCCTGCACAGCACGGCCTATAGCCGCCCAACGTGCGGTGACATCTTCATTGAACGGTTCGGCAAATTCGTGTTCTATTTTGAGCGCAGCCAAATCAGGACGCAAATGAATATGGGTTACATTCATCATAATAGCGAGAATAAGATTTTTCTCCCTATCTACGGCTATGTCGTATATCTCTTTATTATTTTCGCGCTTGATATATCCCAGTACCATCGCGCGTTTGATCGCTTCGCCCGACAAAGTTCCCAGCCCAGCCATTTTCTCGGGTGTAAACTCGGGCGTGAAAGTGTCGAACAAGATGGACTGCGCGAGGTCTTCCTTTTCCCGTTGCTGCGTCTCGGAAGAGGTCGGTGGATTGATGTACTCGAATTTTGAATCCGCTCCGGTCATCCGAATCATTTTCCCGGGCTTGTCGGCTCGACCTTTCAAAAAATCTACGACATCGCCCGTTGCTGCGGCGATAGGGTCTGCGAAATAGTTATTTGTGTCGGATATTTTGCTGTCTATATCCTCCTCGCGGTCTATGCGGGGGTTGAGGCCTCCCCACGCTTTATCCTGTCGGTAGTAGATAACATTGATTTTTCCGGTTGGATTGGGAGTTGCAATAACCTCCCAATTAAGAGATCCTCGTTTGCATCGGTAGATCGTATCAGGTGTTTGAATATCGAAATGCTCGATAGTTGATGTCCCCTCTTTAAGGTAGTACCCATACCCGAATGCAATGAGGTTCTCGTATAGGTCGAATAATGGACGTAGGGTGTATCCTTTCGACTTGCAAATTACCACAACTTTTACCTGCGGTTGGAAATTCTCGTCCCGATAGATGTGGTAGAGCTTGGCACATTCAGTTTCTGCTCCCGCAATGCGTTTTGCTTTACGCATGGAAACGTTGAATCGTGTATCTTGCAAAAATTGATTATATGCTTCGAAAGCCTCGTCCGAACCTTCGTTGTTCACCTTCTTCCATCGTATCGGATTCCCGAGCAGAAAGAATAGTTCCACCTCATTGATGTACTTCTGTCGTGCACGAGGCAACTTCTCGGTACGATAAGGCTCCTGGCCTTTCCGCATCTTATCGGCCTTTCGCATAATACGGTGGAGTTCGGGGTTATATTCCTGAATCGCCTGCAAAACCTCCGTATCGCGATTCTGCATAAGTGTTTGAGCCTGTGTAATGTCTTTGTCCTTGATAAGCGTAAGCAGATCACGTTCTGCACCGGTTGCATTCAGATATTTATTGCGTATCGCATTGAGTAGGTTGTCTATAAATCCCATATCCGTACTTTTTACCAAATTCCTAAATCCTCTTTGTCTAAATCTTCTTCATTGTTGAAATACCCCCGCTTTTCGATTACTCCGGTCAGGGCATCTTCGGCGTCGTCATGGCTGTTGAACTCCTGCTGCTTACGGTATGATTTGACATGCGAGGCGAACTCCGGCCATTTGTGCTCCCATCCGGTCGGAAAATAAATAAGGTTTTGCACTTCATTCGATCGCGTGAAAATACGCACCCTTTTGTTGGCGGTCTGCGTAAATGGGTTGAACGATGTAAAGTTGTTACCGATTATTCGGCACTGCGCCTCAACATTGCGCCCGAAAGACCTGCCGCCATTGTTGCTCTCGACGTAGCAGATCTCCGTCTTGTTTCGGGACAGCATCTCGGCTGTTGCCGGCTCGGTATATTCCATCGGTTTCTGTGTATATAAAATGTCCGTCACGAAATTGCCGATGGGAGTTTCCGTATAGCAAATAGAACACAGATAGTCACTGCCGGTATCAGCGGTATCCGTGTAGTTCTTTCGCTTCATAGATGCTGCATATGGAATTATGTCGTATGTCTTAAACTCTCCATACATCAAACCTTCCAGCGGCTTCGGGTTCTGCATATATTGCGTTTCAAAGACAAATGAGTTCGATCTCTCGATTTTGTGCAGTTCCTCCAGCGTATGCTTAAATTCCCAGAGAGGCTGTTCCTGTCCGTTTTCGTCATGCCAGATGCAGGGCAACGAAAGTACCGTCCATTCCTCCGGCTCGATCTCCTGAAGATAGCCGCATAGATCGTGCTCATGGAGCCGTTGCATAATGATTATGATAGGCGTATTGCGCGAGTTCACGCGGTTGCGGATAGTCGATTCAAAGCGATTGTTCACCCGCTCGCGGATCGTTTCGGATAGTGCATCTTCCGGTTTGATCGGGTCGTCGATAACAATAGCTCCCGCAAAATCGCTTTCCCACGCAGGAATAAAATCACCCATTTCGCGCCGCTCCCTATACGGATCATTTACTTGACCTGCACCAAATCCTGTAACCTGTCCTGCTGCACTTACTGCATACAGTCCGCCTCCGACGGATGTATACCACTTTTTAGCATTCTTGCTTTCGACGACTACTTCAGGGAAAAGCCGCTGGTAGTAGTCTGATTGTACCGTTTCATTGATCTCTTTCGAGTTGTCGAGAACAAGATCATCGGAGTATGATAGGTGTATGAATTTACTGCGGGGGTTTAACGCCAGCCCGTAGGCGATGAAGTTCTTAGAGACAAGTTCGGTCTTGCCATATCGTGGCGCAATATTGATAATAAGACGCTTTATTTCGCCACGGACGACTTTGTCAAGAGCTTCGCATATTTTGCGATGATGATCGCCGACAATAAACCGCATCCCCGTCTTATGCTTGAACATGTAACGGGTGAAATTCAGCATACCGGAAAGACAGAAGGTACGCTCTATGTCTATGTCGCGAATCGGAGTAGTGCGTTAATACTCTTCGTTAAGTTTTAACCCATATTGTCTTGCCTCTTCGGGAGAGAGAGTGCGAGGTGGAATAAGTTCGGCACCATCTGCTCCTGTAACCTCTTGACGTTCTACATATCCCCGTTTTTTTCCGCGTGTTTTGAGAGTGAAAATGATCGCTGTTTCGGAGGGACGTTCGATCCAACCGGCAAATCTCTTTTCGCCATTCTCGTCCTTTTCGATGGCCGGAACGCCGGCAACCAATTTACGCAGGTTGCTTTCGGCCAAATCAACGAACCGTTCACGGGAATCTTCGAGGGCTTGGGCGAATTGCTCATCATCATTGCACCATGTGTAAATTGTGCTACGCTCTACACCTAAATTAGCAGCTATGTCTGACAAAATACCGCCGCAAGCATTTGCAACCTTGCGAAAGGTATCTAATTTCGGTTTTTTGGAGGGCATTGCCATTTTTTATACTGTCGTTTTTGTCGTTATTCGACCCGTTCAACCATATCCGAGAACATTTCGCCGGGGATTATTTTGTCGTCTGGCCTGAACCCGAACCGAAGCATGAATGATGATTTCGCCCTATAAGACTTAAAGTTGAGCATTACATAGGATTCGATGTCTTCCGCTTTTTGCTCTGCCTGTTGACGAATCTGTTCTTTCATCTCCTTTACCGCGGCCTTGCGTTCCTCAAACGGTCGTTGTATCTCTTCGAAATCACCTAACGTATCAGACAGTTCTGAACTTATTTCGTCCTGCATGACGGATATACCGTATATGTTCATGTCTGCTTCAGAAAGGCCAGCGGCTTTATAGTCTATTTCCGGTACAAGTACTTTTATTTTCTCCATGTCGAATTCTCCCATTGCGGAGGGCGAGTTCATGAAGATATTTTGTTCGCGCTCTGTCTTGTCGTCTAACTCTACAGCTTCTACCTTGATCTCATAATCCGTTTCAGGTGTCCCGTCGTAATTGTTGATGATGTCAAGCGTCTGTACGCGCTTGTGCCCTGAAACCAGATAAGATGACAACTGATTCCATACGATACCGCCCAGATAGCCGACAGTTTTAAAGTTCTTTTTGAGCTTCTTGATGACTTCAGGGTCTTCTTTGCGTGGATTGTATGGAGCAAAGTTGATTTGTGATCGCTTGATTACGACCGTTTCACTTTGCTTGTATTTGGGCTGCTGCTCTTTTCTCTTCGTCATATCGCAGTAATATATTTCGGGATAAGGGGAATACTTTGTAAATCTTTTCGAGGTCTTGCGGATAATGCCGGCGGAGGTAATCGAATACCTCCGGCAAAAACGTCAGACCTTGCGATTTGTTCTTGTTGTAGGATATGGGTTCAGGCAGTTTCTTTGCCTTGATGTAGGCCATGACGTCCGATTTCTTCCACTTGGATAGAGGATATACCTTGTTCGTATTGCTTATAGCTTCGTTCTCGTATCCGCGCAACATAAGACAGCGATTCATTCCGTCCGACTGCTTCATTCCATAGAAAGAGTAAGATATTCCCGTCTTCATCCGGACGGATTCATCAACGTCTTTCAACGATAACAGCTTTACATTGGGGTTAGGAATGCAGTATAGCCCACAACGCAAAACACGCGTCAACGTCCAATGGGGGACTTGCAGTATGGTAACATTGGCATAACGAGCTTTGACTGCTCGCAAATAGTTGTCAATGTGGTCGAGGCCCTTGACGAAATACATGAACACGCAAACGATCTCTTTGAAGTGCGGAGCCATTAGGTCGAGCAATACCTCGCTGTCTTTGCCACATGAATAAAAAAGGATCGCCCTGTCCGTTTTTTGACGGACAGAGGCAATCACTTCGTTTGCATGGTCTATCGGGGTCATGATTAACCTGTTGCCATGCCAAAGGCGGCGCGAATGTCGCGTGCACGACCGGCACGATTCGTCGCACGACCGCCTACTGCACGATAACGAACACGGCTAGCGCCTGTCGTCCGATTGATTCGATTTCTTACTGAATTTCGAGTGCAGCTTGAATTTTAGAAGTCTGACAATAATGTTTATTTTCTATCCATTGACTAACCCTAATCTGGAGCGCATAGCCGAGACAGCTTGTTTGTTCCCTGTTCTCTGATAATAGGGCAACAATGCCTTTGCATTCGCTCTCATGATTCTATTTGACCTATCAATACCACCACCGCTTACCCTATTTGCATTAGAAATAAGAGCACGTAGCGTTTGTTGCCCGATTTGTTCTGCTGTTTTTTGTCTTCGTCTTCGAGTGCAGCAATGATTTTAAGGGTTTAACAATTCATTTTCTCGATTACCTTGCCGAGGTGGTAGTCGATCTCGGTCATGGTATATTCGTTACCGTTGTGCTCGTACACAATCGGCTCTTTCGTCTCTTCGTCGCAAACATCTACCAGCTCGACGCCTTTGACTTCGACCAGCGCGCCGGGGCGATTCTTTTCGTAACCTACCCAGAACTGTATGGCATCGTAGTGGTTGATAACCGTATCAACGCCCTTCTCGCTGTCCCACGCCGATTCGGGCACGTCACTGTCTTTCTTGTAGACTTTGCCTGTGTTGTTGTCTCGGTATGAAATGTATTTCGTGTTGGTCGGGCGTACTTCGCGGGTCTCGACCGTTTTTTCACCCGACAAAATGGCGTCGAACCATTTTTGTTTGATGATAAGCGTTAAAATTTTCATAGCCGTAAATTTCATTAGTAGCGGGGGCAAGAATCGAACTTGCGCCTGCGGGACACTAACCCGCCGTGGTAACCTCTGCACTACCCCGCATATATCTGTTCGATGCAAAAGTGGACACGTTCGGCACATTATGCAAATCTTACTATTGAATTATTTATTAAAAATACGATTTTTTATTGAGAGCTGCAATTTTTAAGGTCTTTTCTTCACACACCCTTTGCAGCGGATAATCTCAAGCACTACTGCGTCATATTTGACGATCAATAGGCCGTCGCGATTGTTGTCTGCACCTTTGTAGGCTTTACACCCACACTTCAGCCGCGTGCGGTGACATGTCGCGTCCGTCAATTCGAATGCCTTTTTGAGTAATGTCAAATCGCTGCGTTTTTCTACGTACATCGTTGGTTTCATATATTATATAACTTTTACAAAGTTGAACATTCTGAATGACCGCCAGCCCTCGGCAACCGTATCGTAATAGGTTACGAGGTGTTTGTTAGGCTTACGGTCGTCACCTTTTGTTTCGGGGCATAAGTCGTCCTTAAGCGTACCGAATGCCTGTCGCAATTCACCCGTACTCGATTTGAGGTAGAAGAACTGCACGATGCCCGCGCGCATCTTTATCTTCAATTTGAACACCTGCCATGCCTTATGCAGACACTCAGCAAAGGTTACACCCGTCGCGCGGCACATCTGCCACGCCGTGCGCATGATGATGGAAAGGTCGGTTCGTTTCATTGTTATATAGGTTAAAAGTTGGTTTTTAGTTTGAGTAGTCGCAAGCACTCTTTCAACTCGCTGTCTGTGTATTTCTTGGCGATCTCTCGTGATATGCCGTTTGTGTTCATTGCGATTTTGATCGCAGCCTCTCTGTTCACCTTGAAGGATTTTCTTGTCTTCATAGCTTTTCAATTTTTTCAAATGTAACATAATACAGCCTATTGCCAACGAGTACCATTGCGATATTCAGTTTATCGAACTGTCCTCGATATTCACCAGTATTGCGTCCGAATCTCACCGGGTCGCCAATTTTTATGTCTTTCATATCTTTCATTTTTACCACCGGCGGCAGGTGCCGCCACGCTTCGGGCCTGAGGTCTGTTTATAGCCGCCCGAACGGCTTTTTAATCGAGTTTGTAAAGCAGCAACTGGCAATCTTCAACGTGTAGAACTCTCGTCGGTTCGACTTTGTCGATGTATCCGAAGAAGTCGTTTTTATCTGCATAGACGTACGCCCACTGGCCTTTCAGTTCGATTTCTTCTCTTGTGCCGAAATAGGCTACGGTGTCATCTACCTCTTCAACAAGGCCCCATGCCTCATTGCCAATACCTTCTCTGTTGATCGCGTCGATCACTTTAAATGCAAATGCGTTCATAGTTCTATTGTTTTTATTTGTTAGTTCAACATTTTCTTCAACCAGTCAGCAGCTTCTTTGTCTTCTTCGCCGTCCTCGTCATAAACTGCTTCAACGGCTACCGTTTCGTCCTCGATCGACCAGCTCGGCGCCGTCCAGTAGTCACCCTTGTCCTCGACGATCTCGGCGTCGTATGCGATAACGGCCGTAATACCGTTACTCTCGATCTCGAAGGTCTCGGCTTCGCCGTTGAGCTTCGTAATGTACGCTGCCGCCTGCTTGGCGAGGTTTTGCATCGTGGTATAGGTTGCCGTTGTCATAGTTATTATAGCTATTGGTTTTATTTTCTGATGCAAATATAAAGCTATAAATTTAATTATGCAAATAAAAATTAAAGTTTTTGCTATTATTTTTGTAGAAAAATAAAGTTATAGCTACATTTGTACCAACACCAAACATTTAAAGCTATGGATATAAAGAGATCAATAAAAGCTAACGGCTTAACTGTTAAAGAAGTGGCCGAAAGAATGGGAATTACACCCGTAGGACTTAGCCAACATATTAATGGGAATCCGAGTGTAGAAGTGCTTGAACGTATCGCCGCTGCTATTGGCTGTAACGTGGGGGATTTTTTCGCCCCTCAGCCGACGAACACGATAATGTGTCCGAAATGCGGTACGGTGTTAGAGGTCAAAGAAAGGAAATAATCATGGAGCAAGAGTTGATCCTATACAATTCGGTGGATGGGAAAAGTCGCGTATCCTTATTAGCACGCGACGGTTCCGTTTGGCTCAATCAAGCACAGATCGCAGAACTTTTTGCCACCTCTGTTCCCAATATCAGCCAACATATAAATAACATATTAAAAGATGGTGAGTTACCAGATGAATCAACTATTAAGGAATACTTAACAGTTGCCCCAAACGGCAAATCGTATCAAATAAAATTTTATTCACTGGAAATGATTTTGGCAATAGGTTTCCGCGTCCGATCCATCCGTGGCGTGCAATTCCGCCAGTGGGCAAACCGCAATCTCGCCGAATATCTCCGTAAAGGCTTCGTTATCGACGATGAGCGCCTGAAAAACCCAGACGGCCGCCCCGACTATTTCGACGAGTTATTGGATCGCATTCGGGATATACGTGCCTCGGAAAAGCGATTTTATCAGAAGGTGCGCGATCTGTTTGCATTGAGCAGCGATTACGACACGACGGACAAGGCTACGCAAATGTTTTATGCCGAAACGCAAAATAAGCTCCTCTATGCCGTAACAGGACATACATCCGCGGAGATCGTGATGCAACGAGCCGATGCAAATGCTCCCAATATGGGGCTTACCTCCTGGAAAGGTGCCGTAGTACGCAAGCAGGACGTTATTATTGCTAAAAACTACTTGACACACGACGAACTCGATTCTTTGAACCGGTTGGTTGTGATCTTCCTCGAAACAGCCGAGTTCAGGGCAAAGAGCAGGAAAGACCTTACGATGGGATTTTGGAGGGAGAACGTAGATAAAATTCTGGTATCGAACGATCAGCCCCTTTTACCCAATGCCGGTACGGTTGGCAAAGAGCAAAAAGACGCATTCGCCTACCAGGTTTATGAAGAGTTCAACGCCCGCAGAAAACGTAAGGCCGCAATCGAAGCCGATCGGGAGGATATGGAACAGTTAAAGGAGCTGGAATCCGAAATCAAACACCGAAAATAAGACCTGCCTGCATTGCGGGAAATTGATAACCATAAAGGTGGAATAACCACAGCGACACGACGATATGGAACTGCAACCCATCCAAAGCAAAATTTACGAAATACGAGGCCAGCGGGTGATGCTGGACCGTGATTTGGCGGAATTGTACCAAGTAACAACAAGCGCTCTCAATCAAGCGGTAAAGCGTAATATCGAACGCTTTCCGCCCGATTTCATGTTTCAACTGACAGATGCCGAAACTGAAAATTGGAAATCACAAATTGTGATAACCAATTCCATCACGATGGGTTTACGCCGCAACCCCTATGCGTTTACCGAGCAAGGCGTTTCTATGTTATCGGCTGTTTTGAAAAGCTCCGTTGCCATACAAGTAAGTATCGCTATTATGCGTGCTTTCGTAGCGATGCGGAACTACATCACGACCACGACGACAGTAACGGCCGAGTTGGCCGAAATTCGGGCGAAACTGGCGTTACTGGAGCGGGTGGACGCCGACAATGCCGAGGCGGTCAGCGATCTGTCGGAAGATATGCGCAAGGAGCTTGATAATATCTACAACGCTATTGCGGCGTTGTCGGTCAAGATACCGCAGGCACGCAAACCCGCCCGCAAAATTGGATTCCAACAAGCGGAGCAAAAGGCGGAAGAGTAGCAACGTACCCGACGAACACAATCACCTACCCGAAGTGCGGGACGGTGCTGGAGGTAAAAGAAAAGGAATAAATAAAACTACATTCCTATGACACAAAAGCAGGCCATACAGTTGTTCGAGGACCGCAAGGTGCGCACCGTTTGGGACGAGCGGACGGAGACGTGGTATTTTTCCGTTCTCGACGTGATCTCCGCTCTGACGGACACCGTGAATCCGACCGATTATTTCAAGAAGATGCGCAAGCGGGATGAAGCGCTCGCCTCGTTCGTGGGGACAAATTGTCCCCAGATAGCCATGAGGTCAGAAACGGGAGTGATGCGCAAGACGCTGGCCGGAGATGTGAAAACCGTCCTGCGGATTATCCAGTCGATTCCGTCACAGAAAGCCGAGCCTTTCAAGCAATGGATGGCGCAGGTGGCAAGCGACCGCCTCGACCAAATGCAAGACCCTGAGTTATCTATTGAGCAGGCCGTAGCCGATTATAAACGCCTTGGATATTCGGATACATGGATTAACCAACGCTTGAAAAGTATCGAAGTCCGTAAACTTCTCACTGACGAGTGGAAACGCGGGGGCGTTGATGGAACGCAATATGCCACCCTTACGGACATTATCACGAAGGAGTGGGCCGGACGTACCACGAAAGCCTACAAACGTTACAAGGGGTTGAAAAAGGAGAACCTGCGGGATAATATGACCAATGTCGAACTGCTGTTGAACTCATTGGCCGAGGCCTCTGCTACCGAACTTTCCCGAAACGAAAATCCAATAGGTTTCAAGGCCAACGCCAACGTCGCCAAACGGGGCGGTACAGTAGCTAAAGTTGCCCGACAACAACTCGAAAGCCAACTCGGACACTCTGTCGTATCACCCCTCAACGCTCGGCAATACCTCGGAACGTTGCCCGACAATCCGCCACCCGAAACAGCGCACCTTACTTCAGCGGTAAAATCGACGAAACCGATTACATGCGACACCTCAAACGAGGAGGAATAAATAGTTCTCAACTTAAAAACACAAATGAAACTAAAGTAATAAACGCATCGAATTCGATGCGTTTTAGAATATGAAATGTAATATGGAACCGTCTCTGAATATTCGATCATTTCGAATAGGCAATTTAGTGTATAACCCCCATCTTGAGCGAATTGGGTATATTGCAGAAATTACGCGTGCAGACATGACGTTATTTCATGGTGAGATGCTAATTAAGGAAGCCGGATTTTATCATGAGATTTTAGATAAAGTAGTATTATGAGATGTTAGGCCTATACGTTTGACTCCAACGTTATTGGAAAAATGCGGCTTTGAGAAAGAATTTAGCGACTGTTACCAACGATTTGACTACTATATCATCCCCCGTGTGATATGCTTATCTCCTAAAAAAGAAGGGTTCTGTTGGCAGGTGGAAGACGAAATCGACGATTGCAATGTGGATGTGCCCATAAAGTATCTGCACCAGCTCCAGAATATATATTTTACATTGACCGGAACGGAGCTGAATGTAGAAAAGATATATGATGCGAGAATGTAAAAAGCCGAGGGAACTCGGCTTTCTGTTTATCATTTCAAACCGACCGAATCAAAAATAGGGTACGGTTCGATATGTCATTTTCTCGGTTCATGATTGAGGCGGGATTGTGAGTTGATTATCTTTTTTAGTCGGTCTCGACCGCAATACCTCCAATATCACTCGGTCACCGTCGAGAACCAGCATCCCGTGCCGACGGGGATCACCACCTTTTGTGCGGTGCTCGGCCTCGCATTCGGTGCGGATCCGGACACAACGGAAACCTGCGGCCTCGAAAGCCGATCCGATTAACGATAGGTCGCTGCGTTTGGGGACGCAGTACATGGGGTTAATTGCCGCTTCGATGCGGCCCATGCGTTCGATGCGCTTTTTCATTTTGATTTAGCAATAAAAAACTGCGTTACGAGTTGCTCGGCTCAAAATGCAAGCCGTCGGGCGTTTCCGCTACCGAACTCGACGCAGTTAAATTTAACTGTATGTATAGATACAAAATACCCAATATGGTTGGATATGTTTGTATCGCATTTTGATTTAGCAATGCAAATATAATGATTTTGTAGGGAATAACAAAGGCGAGATTTATTCTCGCCTTTGTTTTGAAACATATATCCTATCTGATTACTTTTTTTGAAGTTTTATTTCCAGTGTTATATTATCTCCTGCTACACCCATAGACACTTCGGCAATTCCGTTTGAGATAGAATGTACTTTGTATCTGTATAATTCTTCCCCGTCTATATAAGTATATATCATATCCCCTTCAGCTTTGTATGTTCCTGAACCGTTGCCAAAATACCCGCTTCCCGAATATGTACCATTTTCATAAAATACAACAGAGAATGCAAGATTTGTGTGTGGCGGTTGGGTTATATCTATCCATTCGCCGTTACTTTGTATGGCAATTCCCTGCCATGTGCCATAAAGATTCTCAATGTCGAACTTGAACGATTCTTGCTCATCCTTTTCGCACCCCATAAAAGTAACTGCACAAATAACAGCCATCAAAAGTAAAAATTTTTTCATAACATAAATTGTATTGGTTAGATGCTGCAAAGTTACAAAATTCCCCCCCCCGCAAAATAATGAGCCTATTTTTTTGAAGTTGTGCCGAAAGTTCCGAGGTTTGTAAAAACGCTGAAGCTATGATTTGGATTTATATTTTGCTATTCGTGATTATTGCGTTGATTGTGTATTTGATCTATCTTGTTCGTTTTTGGGGCAGAACTAATATTGAATTGACAGG